TCCGACCGTCTACAGCTCGATGCTGGCCATGTTGCCATCGTGTTTCCTGACCTTCCTGTTCGTGTGTATGGAAGCGTCCACGAACTGTTTGGGAGTCATGGACGCCGTTATCCTTAGTGAACCAATGCTGGGACTTCTACGCTGTCAGAATCGACCCAAATATCGTCCCAACTGAGCTCGAATCCAACGTTTGCTTCTGCCTTCGCAGCTGCCAAAAGGATTACTTGCCCCATTGCCTCAGCAGATGCTGGCGGTACTGCGTTCCCGATATACTCTCGGCTTTTGGCATCGCTGCAACCCTCCAGTTGAAACGGTCTGCCATCTGGCAAGTGAGTATCGAATCCCTGAAGCATAGCCAGCTCGTATGTCGTGAGCGGCCTATGCCATGTCCCATCCTCTGCAATGATGATCCAGACGCCTCTATCAGTATCGAGTGGAACTGGTCGCGGATCAGCGACGGCAGAGGAACCAGAATGTATGTCACTACTGCCCGTGACCGTTGGGGATGGATCTTCCCAAGTGGTAACTCCCATCGTTCCTGACCGTGGGCTGCATGTCATCCTGACATCGGCTACGAGCTGCGCGCCGCTCTGCACATCCGTTACGCCTGTGACCGTTGCGGCTGGCTGATCCATAGATTGCATGCGGTACTTATCCGTATAACGCCCTGGGCGATCGGAGATGCGCGGATCGCTGATAATTTTCCCGCTGCCGGCTGATGCACTTCCTGTCGTAACCGTTGGGGAAGTAGTTTCCCACTCGTTCACTTTATAGGCTCCATCGTGATATTGATTAACTACTCTTGGATCACTAATGCTTGCAGCAGACTGCATGATTCGAGAAGCAGAGCGAACCGTTTTGGAAGCACTATCCCATTCCTGCACGCCATAACTGTCGGGGTGCAACTTTGTCATCACCTTCGGATCAGCGACAGCGATTGCTCCGCTACCGAACCTTGTTCCTGTCACGCATGGAGCCGTTTCATCTGGCCCAACAATCCGGTAAACGCCCGGGTGTCGTCCTTCTCGATGTTTGAGCTTTGGATCAGAAATACTTGCAGCTCCGTTCGATGGTCCCACAGCTCCGGTGATGCAATCCGCTGGTTGCTCAAACGATTGCACTCGATATAGATTCGCTTTCCCCGCCCCGTTAATCGAAAGCCTCGGGTCAGATAACGCTGATACTCCATTACTTCTTCCGGGGCCTGCTGTGCTCGTTACGGTGCGCCCTGTGTTGTTCCAGTCCTCGACACCCCAAGCTCCACTACGCGGCTCATGAACGATTCTGTATTGCTCATACGGGATGTTCTGTAGGTCTCGCCAGTCACCACCCGCTCGGATCAGTGCAAGGCGTACCCACGTTTTCCATTCGAGTCGAGGAAGTCTGTGCAGAGGCCCGCCCGTTTCCGTGTCCCCTGGTATCGGGAGTGGTCCGATAATATCGCCTATTGTTTTCAGTGCCTTCTTCGGTGGAATGTAGACGAAATTCGGAACTTGTACTTCATGCCGCGCCAGAATCAAGAATCTCACTCGGTTCTGTCCCAAACCGCCGATCTCTCCGAGGTTATGATCAGCTCGCATGTCTACTACGTAACCAAATTTTTTGAGCAACTTCTCAATTTTCTTGAGCAGAGCCTTGCCCCGCGTTAGAATTCGTGGAACGTTTTCCATTTGGATGAATGCTGGCACGTCGCCGCCATACTCCAAGCAAGCTCGTAGGGACAACTCGATGCCGCGTAAGGTTAGCTGGTTCAAAGCTTGATATTTTTTCGATTCTGCGGATTCTTTTGGTAGTAGAGCACTTAGACCCTTGCATGGTGGAGAGGTAAAGAGGAAGTATGGAATCTGGTAATCGAACGCTACCCACATATCCCACGGCGTGGCTTCGCGCCATTCTGGTGGTGGTTCGTGTCCGTGCCAGTCGATGTATTGTTCTCGTGTAAAAAGGTCCATTACGACAGCAGTATTTTCACCCGTAATGTTGTCGTGATTCTTGCAAGCAACCGGGTCATAATCAATTGAGCAAAGTAACCGGAACTTATGAATCTTTCCGCCATATTCAATTTTCGAACGCATATATCCAACGGATGCCCCGCCGATTCCGCCAAAGAGAACGGCTGCTGTATGTTCAACCATGCTATTTCCCCCCGTTCCAAGACGGCAATGCTCCGCCTACTTTCCAGTTGTTCACCTGTGGATTAACGATGGACTGCTTGATATATTCGTTTTCCTGACTCGTGGCTATAAATTTTCGTCTCCAAGGATGGTTTGGCGCTGGTTTAACGGCTGTCATATGATCCACCTTTCTAGGGGAGAGGAGCAGCTTTACGCTGCCCCCGGTTCCTCACCGTTCTTTGTCATATGTTCAGCGACGAGTTTTTTGTATTTGGACCAAGCCGTTTGGAGTTTGGAGGAAGAAGTGCCAATGGACGATGCAATCTTAATCCACGTTTCGCCATTTTGTTTTCGTGCAAGCAATGCAGGGAAGTCATACTCCATTTCTTCAAACGCTGGAGCTTGTCCGCTCAAGATGAATGCCACCAGTTTATCCTTGTCGATTGCAGCGACAGCATCGTCTTGTTTATCTTCCTCCTGATCGCTGTCATTTGTGTTATCCTCGGACTCTTCTTGGCCCTGTGGTTCTGGATCAGGTGTGTTGTCATTTTCTTTATCCTCAGTTTGGATTTCTGGATCGCCTTCGGAACCTTCCCCGTCTTCCGACGATTCTTCTCCTTCTTCTCCAGCCTGTTCATCGCGTGCAAACTCTTCACTCTCGTTTTCATCGTTCTCCAGGTCATCTTTATCCCCAGCGTCTCCATCAACTTGAGTTACCACGCCAGACCGATCGGTTGTGACAGATAAACCACGACGTTCTTCTCTTTCATCGTCGTCAAAGTTCATTGCCATTTGTGGATTTCCAAGACGTACAACTACCTTGTCACCAACCATGTCTACAATGTCCGCCAAATCGTATGGATCAGGCTTCCCTACCATTTCCAAGTTCACAACAATCTTTTTATCATCCGATGCCATTTTCTTTACTATCGCCGTAAATTGTGCGTGTTTGCTCATTTTCCACACTCTCCCTTGGTTTATATGACTTTTTTCTCTTCACGTTTTTTTGCTTTCCACTCGTCAGTGGTGATCCAACCGCCGTATTTCTGAACCTTTTTAAGCAATGTCAATTTCAGATTCGGATATTTGTACATGAACATTTTTGCTTTGATCTTGAAGGCTTCCGTCTCTTCACCTTTGATATCAATGACCTCCAGCGATCCATTCAGGTGAAGGACTTCAAAATCCGCTTTGTATGTTATCGCTTGAAGATTCTTGCCATTCCGGTGGCATTTTTCCTGAAGCACGTAAACAGGTTGCAGTCGCATGTCTTGGATTTCACCAGCAGCCAGCTTTTCTTTTAGTACAAGGTAATACTCTGACTCAGCCTTGGAATCGAACTTGATACCATCCACAATGGTGATCTGGTTGTTATATTTGGGCAGCTTTGGTTTATCTGTTTCTTGTTTGGCTGCTCTGGCTCTGCGCTTCATGTTATGCCCCTTTCTTGATCGTCTTTGTATTACCGGAGAAACGATGGATCAAAACCAGTTCTGTCGTGCTATCGCGCTCAACAAGCCAGTTTGCTGGGTTTAAATTTCGTGCTTGCATTTCTTCTTTTTGACGTCTATTTGGTCGTTTTCCTTGCTTCATGTCTGCTCTCCTCCCGGTTTAGGAACCCGTATTCAACGATTCTTGTACCTGTCGCCCTGGAGCCATATCCCAGTCGATAAATTCCTGAAAGACACGCCTAAAGGCAAGGTTCACTGTGCCAACCGATCCGTCTCGATTCTTAGCAATGATGAGCTCAACCTTGCTGATTGGTTCTCCTGTTGCAAAATTTACGTACTCTTCGCTGTCATCCCTATGTAGAAAAGCAACCACATCAGCGTCTTGTTCGATATTTCCACTTTCCCGAAGGCTTGAAAGGTTCGGACGTTTCACAATGCCTTTTTCAATGTCCCGATTTAGCTGAGCAAGTAACACGACTGGACAATCCAACTCCTTCGCCAATTCTTTCAGTGTGCCCGTATATTCCCCGATCTCTTGGTCACGATTTACGTTGCGATTGCTTCGACGTCCGCGGGCTTTATTCCCAATCAATCCGAGATAATCGATCAGGATCATTCCCACCCTGCCGTGCTTTCGTTTCAAGGCCCGAGATTCGGCTACAATCTCGTTTAACGCTTGCCTTCCCTTGTCCTCCATCAAGATATTGGAGCGATAAAACTTGTCACTAACTTGCGTAAACACTTGCCATTCCCCTTCGCTCATCTTGTTATGGCGAATTTTCAAGAGTGGAATTTTAGCCTCTGCTGCAAGCATTCGATTTAGTAGGTCGCCTTTACGCATTTCGAGTGAAAAGATACCTACAGGGTCACTCCCCGCTGGTAGCCCAGCAGTTCGCGCCATCTTTAAGGCGAACGCTGTTTTCCCAACCGAGGGCCGCGCGCCGATGATAATTAGCTGCCCGCCACACGCTCCACTTGTTAGTAAGTCAATTTTCGGTATGCCCCACGATTTGCCGAGAATACCTCCACCTTCGATACGGGTATTTTCAATGACGGCAATGTGATCGAGAATGAAGTCTCTTACAGATTGGAGTCCTCCCCGTTTGTTCGGGCGGATTTCAGCAACCTTTTCCTCTGCTAAGTTCAAGAGCTCATCAGCCGTTTCATAGTCACCGTTCAGGACTCTGGCTCGCATTGACTCCGCATATCGAAACACTTTCCTGATCGTAGCTGCCTCTCTCACCAGACCAGCGTGGTGGTCAATTGCTGCCGCAGATGCTACAACACTACCGAGGCCAGTCAGATAGGGAACACCGCCGATTGCGTCCAATTGTTTACCCCGACTCAACTCCGTCGTTAGTGCCACAAGGTCAATCGTCTCCCCGCGGTCCCGAAGATCAAGCAAAGCTTTATATATCTCTTGGTGTCCCACAGAGCTGAAATCATTTGGAGACAGGATCAGGTCAATTTCGTCTATCAACGTTGGGTCCATAATAATGCTGCCGAGCGTCGCTTTTTCAGCAGGCAGGTTTTGTAGACGGTCAATCATGTGCTATCTCCTTTCCCAAAAAGCATTTCTTGAAAGGCCAAGTCGTTCGCAGCCCGTTTTTCAAACCCTGCATGCGCTTTGTCTTGCACTTGTTGTGCCGGGGTGCTTGACTGTGTTTGTTCAGAGCGTTGCGAGTACATCGGCACGACTTTCCTTCGCATTTGACCTTCTAGCTGGTCATATTGTTTGCGTAGGGTACCTGCCGACAGGATATTGGTTTGCCAGAATGGGTCGTCTGTAGCCCACTGGATGACAAGCTGTATGTCATATTTGCTACGCTTGTCCAACTCGATCATCTTCCGCATTTCATCAGCCCATGTCGCAAGAGCAGTCGGATTCTCCACTGGGACATTCGCATTTGGTTTCCACCGAAGGATACGGCCTCGTAAGTATTTCGCCAAAATATAGGCGTCTGTCGATTCGTCATAAACGCGCTTATTGCGTTTGGGACAAGAATCTTTTTTATGTTTTACATGCTGTTCTTTACTGCTGTTCTTATATACTTCGGGATTGTCTTCCGAAGCTCTTCGGGAATCCTGCCCATCAGAAGCCCCTTCATCCCTTGATACATTAAGGTTTTCAGCATCCTCCCTCTTCGGGAATTCAGGTGGAAACTCTTCGGGATTCTCTTCGGGAAAATTTGACCCTTTTTGACGGCTATAGCTACCGAGATTTTGAAATTCATCATAGTGGTTGACGGTTATCAGCAATCCGTTTTTGGTGTTCCCTCGGTAGAGCTGCCACTGGATCAAACCCATTGTCTTTAGTTGATTAAGCGAGTATTTGATTTGATCCTCGGACCAGTTTGTCTCTTTGGCGTAGTCCTTCATGATGAATACAACTTGTCCACGTTTACACTTTTCGTTGTCCTTGAAATTCGCTTCGCTCATAATCTCTTGGAAGATCCATTTGTCCCTTTTGCATCGAAAGGCCAACCGAGGGAGGACGTAAAACCCCGTTGTCCCGTATTCTGCTATGCCCATCCCCAGCCCCCTCTCAAGACACTCTGCGATGACTTACAATCTCCAGAAAGGTAAAGGGTACTTCCCAAAGATGAAGCTTACGTTTGCCCTTTCCTTTCAGTAACGCCCATTCCTCACCATTGCGACGAAAGGTTTTTGAGACCTTCCACCGCATGAATCGAAGCTCATATTCTTGGTTTTTCAAAGCGCCCACCACCATTAAGCAATCAAATCCAGATAGTGAATCGCACTACTAATCTTCTTTGTTTCCCGGCAGTACTCACATTTTTCACATCTTGTCGGTTCAACCTCTCCAGATTTAACGGACTTAACACGCTCAATATGTTTGGCGACTATTGCAAGATGCGTTTCTATTGCGTCGTAGTCAAAGTAGATAACCGCATGATCAGGTGGATCTTGTTTGGTTACAATGACCATGTGAGGTAGCAACCATTTCTTTAACTTCCTACCATTTGCCAATCGCTCTACCTCTGCATAGACCGCCATTTGAACTAAATAACCGTAATAATCTAAGAAGTTTTCGTAACATTGAAGATCATTGTTCCACCATCTACCGCCAATCTCAGATAAAGCCTTTAAGTCTGCGAATATCCCCAATTCTGGTTGATAGCTATCAATCATGACTTTCCATGGGATACCGAATAATTCCGCTGTCATAATTACCTCTTTCTGACCAGCAAGTGCCTTCATGACAAGATGATCATTTTCAAGAACTTCAATCATCTTGTTACAATGTTGGAAATTGATCTTGAGCTGCCCCTTTGTTGGTCCTCGACTGCTGTACAAATCTGGGTTGTTTGCCTTGAACTCGTCTAGAGTACCCTCGTTCCAAGCGTGTACATAATGACCCTCTATAAATGCTGGTGTGCTAGGGCGTTGATACCCTTCAGTAAGTTCAGCCATGGCTCGAGCTTCACATCCCCTATAAGTAGGTAAGAAACTCTTGAACTGACTTACAGACATGTAGTGGAGATTGGCTTCCTGAGAGTAGTAATTATGTTTGTTCAGCTTCATTTTCGTTCACCTCTTCATACTCACCATCTACCACCACCGCATTTGTGTTTAATGGGCTTTGCTGTTGAGGTTTGATCTCTTGATTGAAATCCATGTCAGCAGCATCTTCGAAAGCCTGTTGTTGCTCGATTGTGTCAAAATCAAGGTCGATATTCTTGCACAAACGCCGCAGTACGGTTTTCTTGTACATCTCGCCAGGTGTAACAACCCAAGCTTTTGAATACTCTCCGGTCTGTTTTGATTTGCGCGAGAAATTCTCTTTAATTTTTTCGATTTCTTCTTTGCTCATGGTGTCATATGCCATGGTCCCGTCCATATAATTAACTACAGCAAACGCTCCTAGAATTTCTCTGTTGTTAAAAGGTTTAGGTTTAAAATAAATCGTCTGATTTCCGGAAATGACCTCTTCCGCAAACTCATCTCCTTCGCGTACAAGTTTGGCGTATACCTGTCGCACTGGAATTGTGCTGTACTTTTTGACGAGCTTAACCTCGCCTTTATAGTCCGTTTGAAATTCAACCGAGCCTTTATATACAACCGCGTAGCACTCTTTGTTAAAGAAATCCAAGCCCAAGAAGGCTCCTTTAAGCATTGTTCTTGCAACACTGGTCGGATTGCATAATTCGATATCCTTCGTTTCTTGGAGGACAGTCATGGAGTTTTGAAGAAAGCGCGTTTTATTGAAGCTCCTTGGCATCGCTTCTCGCTTGGAATCTAATAGCTTTTCAAGGTTGTTATGAATCACCAGTAGCTTGTTGTTTTGATCTGCCAAATTTGCCCCTCCCACTTGTTTTTTAATCTCACAACGGCTAACATAGTTTTACTGAAAATGTTTACCGTTCTTACCGAGACTCAGCGTTCCCGCGCTGGGTCTTTTATTTTTTTGCAATGCACTTGTCGCAAACAGATATCCCTGTCATCAGTCCAGACCTATTAGGAGCTATGCTTGTCAAGACTTCTTGCTCTGTACTACCGCATTCAGCGCACCCACCGTGCTTAACATCTGCCACTCTTCACACCCCCTCTCAATTTGATCGCGAGGCGCCGCCGTCCCAACCTCTACGGCAGCCGTTGTAGTTCCTTGCCTACGCCACGTCTTTCCTCGCTATTTATGACCTGTCTCATCAGTGCCGGGCGGTCACTTCCGGCAGACCAGGGTAATGGCCCCGGTTTCGACTTCTACTACTGAGCATTAATAGCAATCAATGAATTCCTTTGCTTCTTGCAATGTGCAGGCCTCCCATTCGTATGACCGGAAACCTTCTCCGTATGCCCATTCTTCTTTCGTGTAAACCTTGAAAACTTGGTTTCCAGTCGTGATGTCTGTTCCTTCTTGGATTTTGAAGCCTTTGTATGTGATTGGTCTCATGGTTCATGACCTCCTGATCAAATTTCTGGTTTATCCGTAGAGGTTCGAACCTCCGTGGAAGACTCCCTCACGTGCGATCCCTAATTTGAAAGGAGGTCGCGGAATCTTCCACGCAGGGCCGAAGCCCGCGTTACTTTATCAAGCGTCTTGCCTGTTCCCTTATCCCGTCTACGAAATCCTCGTGATTCATCGTTGCTTTCCCACCAACAAGAAGCTCTAATTCTTCGATAACATCCCGTACCGTCCATTCAAGCCCGCTGTCATCAACATCAAAAGCTAAGGGTTCCAATTGTCGCTGTCTGTTCGGCTCTGTCCGTTCGACGTACTCCGGAAAATCAAGCAGTTGCTGCATGAATGACAACCTCCTCTTGCTGTTTTACTGGTTTCAAGCTATTTAGAAAGTCGCGTAGACGCTCAATCTCGCCCCAGTTTTGCAACACAATTTGTTGTCCAGCTATCCATTGACCATCCCGATAATCGGGTGTTGCCTCGATCCGCAGAGTACCATCCGTTTTATAGGTCGCCATGCGGTCAAACTGACCGCCAAGCAGTTCATTGGACACGATACCTTTTTCTTTCAACCGATCGTTCACATTCATGTCTTGTCCTCCTCTATGTGGTTGTGGTATTCTTCCGATACAGTGTTTTTCTAAGCCGTCCGTTCGCTGCGGGCGGTTTTTTCATATTTCAGATATGCTGCCACTTCTCTTGCTTTCAAGAGGACCGCTTTTCGTTTGCCTTGCACCATTACATAAGGTGCTTTAAAAAATCGACTCTCTCGTTTTGCCTTTACCTCTCGTAGTCGTGCAGCTAGCCATTGAGCCTGTGATGCTTTGCTGTTTGCCAATCCCCTCCGGCTTTCGACCACTTTTTCCAATGATCCAGCAGCTTGCTCCAACTGTTCCTCATCTAAGTAGCCGGGCTTCCCGCCACACATTTCGATAAGGACATTTGCCGTGATGATAAGCCGTTTTGCTTGCCAGTCATTCCCCTCTTGTTGGACCCTGACCTTTTCTTCGACTAATGCGCCGATCACAATAAGCAACTGATCTTGATCAAATACCATGTACTGATCACTCATGACGTCATGCCCCTTTCATCACTTTTATAAAACCTCTGCTCAAAAGCTTTGTTTTGTGCTTTGTCCATTGAGCAATCCAGCCCAGCTTTCCTTCCTTTGTGATTACCGCCGCCATATGTGTTGTAGAAGTAACAACGTCCAGCGTTTCTTGAACCAAAAGCTCTATCTGATGCTTTTCTGATGTACTCCACGTGGACGGCGGTTTTAGAAGGATGGGCTGGACCCGCCTTATGGCTAGTAGTAGCTCCTCGACTTCCTCAACCGTTTTAGCGACCACTGTATGCCTGTTCAGTTCCACATTGTCGCCGTCCAAAAGGACCGGGCTTGTACCTGCTGAGGACTCATAAGCTGCTGCAATTGAAAGAAATGGATTGTTTGTCACTTGTACAGCTTTCGATTTAACATCGGGCGGCGTCATAATTCTCCCCGTGGTGTATGAAGAAACTGCCTCCCGGCTTACATTAGCTTCTAAGCCGAAAGCTAACTGTGTCATGCCCGCCTCTTGAAGTGACTGACCTAACTGTCTACCAAAGTCGCTCATTTGTTCGCACCATCCTTACCAGCGTTATTCTGTTTTCGATGTACAATGAATCCAAGCTCACTTTCCAGACTCTCCCTCGGCAGCCATATGAGCCGAGGGCATTTTTCTTTTTCGGATCAGTTCATGAAGCCTTTCTTTGTAAGCCAGAAGCTTTGGAAGCCGACGCTCTCTTTTCTCACATGGCCATTTTGCTGATTGCTTCACTTTCTCGATGTACCAACAAATGCGTTTAACCCAACAATCGAGTTCATCCAAATTGATCACCTCACTTTCATCACACAACTGCATGCAGCGTCGAGTCTTGGCAGTGACCTCCACCTGACCTTGTTTCACCCTTACCTGGTGATTCTGGTGGAATGTATTATGGCGCGGCTCATATCGTCGCTCGCTCCCGCTCTTCGGCGCTCTATGCAGTTGTGTGTGGTCTAAAGATAAGGCTTGTCCTATGAAGCACCGGTTGCCCGGTACTATACCTTCAATTCGACAACATTCGAAGGTGGAGCCAATCGACCATCTGCTATTTCTCTTTTGATCAATCTAGGTAAGATTTTCTGAATGATAAAACTGTAAGCACTTTCCCATGCTTCTGGGCTTGGACCTTGGCTTTGGTTCGTTACTCGTTCCATGCTTATCCCCTCCCCTATATAAAGGGTATGAGCTACAGCTTGTCTCATTTCCGTCGAACCTCCTTCGCTACAGGATTTTCCATAAAGTCCGTCGAATGGTACTGCCGGAAGAACGTGAACTTTGGCGAGTGGCGTTCTTCTGATGTCACAGACGGAAGGTGGTGAGACACGATGGAACATTATTTGAACATTAGAAAACTCACGGAAGAACAAAAAATCAAAGTGCGAACAGCGCTTAACCATTCTGAATGGAAAATATTCATGGAATCTAGCGGACTCCAGTCACCTGATCTCCCCAGCGATAAAATTGCGCATTTAGGAGTTCATTGCTCAGCAAATGAAGCAGTAATATTTCCAGCAGAATATACAGATGGAGGACAGGGCGTTTGCAATGAATGTGGGCTACCTATCCAACTTGTTTTTGAGAGAACTCTTTGAGAGCTTTGCTGCATGCTTCAATCAACTTCATTTCGAGTTCCTCCGTGCGAGGCAGTAAGTGTTCAGGAAACTCGAAAATTCGATAGTTAAAAACGAATTTCGGCTTAGTAAACGTTGTAACAAGATTTTCCTGTGTGGCAGAACTCAGATATTCATTATCTGGGTTCTGCATATTCAAAGGACTTTCGATGCCGCAGATTGAGCAAAATTTATATTCACCCGATATGTAGCCACTTACATATTTGCTCAAATCAGATTTGCAATTTTTGCAGCTCACTTTGAAGCACTCCTTTCAGGCTGGTTGTTGACTAGGTTGTTCAACATGTTTTACAAGATTAACAAAAAAAATATCTCTTGGGTCTCTTTTCAAAGCATCTGATATAGATAGAAGAACAAAACCTGTAGGTTCTTGTCCCCGCAACTCAATGTTAGTGATTGTTTGTCGGGTTATTTTTGCGCGTCGGGCCAGTTCAGAAACAGACATACCTACTTCAGTTCTTATCTCTCTCAATCTGTTGTTCAACATGTTTTACACCTCCTGAAACAAATGTAACACTTGCTTTACTTAAATGTCAACCATGTTTTACAGAGGTTTTGTTTATTATATTTATTGTTTGTTGTAAAGTGTGTATTACAGGGGGTGATTTAATGAACAAGCTTGGGGATTTATTAGTTCGTCTAAGGGGAAAAGAAACGCTTAGAGATGCGTCAAAACGGATAGGTATAAGTCACACATATCTTAGTCTACTTGAGAAGGGCATTGATCCAAGGACAGGAAAGACTATTAGACCAACAGCCGATACTTTAAAGCTAATAGCTAAGGCTTATCAGTATGATTATGAGCAACTTTTGAAGGTTGCTGGTATCTTGAGCTCTGATCAGTCTGAAGACACTTTACCACCAGGAGTACCGGACTACTACAAAGCTTTTTTAGAGGTAATCGACGATCCAAACGTCTCAGACGCCAGCAAAGAACTGGCTCGTTTGTTACTTAAAACCCCACTGCAACCTGAACAACTCGACTTGCTTCGCGGCATGATCGCCAATTTCAAAGCTGCAAACAAATAAAACGCCTTCTCCTTACGCAAGGAGTTTGGCGTTTTTATTTGTTTGGGTCAGCATTTTTATGATGTAAGCTATATCTTCCGAGTGTTGATTATTCTTTAATACTCCACATAGAATCTGTACTTCAAGTATTGAAAGAGATTTCATCTGGTGCAACCCCCTGATAGCAAATATACATTTTTTCCTAAAACTGTATATTTGTATAATAATAGAGGAATCCAACATCCATCTACTTACAATAATGGATTTTTTTATTTGTCTTTTGAATTATTTATGATAAGCTTTAACGTAATAAAACATTTTGTGAGGTGGTACGTATGAAACGTTCATTACTTACACTAGCATTAGCAGCGCTTATGACACTAACACTTGCGATTGGAGCATCGGCAGATAGTGGCGGAGGATGGTCTCCTTCCCGATATGATAAGGTTATTGTTGTTAATCAAAAGGATAGTGGTGGTGGTTGGTAGTTAATCCTCGGACATCCTCTTGGATGTCTTTTTTGCATCCTGAGCAAAACTTTTCATTTTTGATATCTTCAAGCAACCAGAACACCCTCATGCAATCATCGTACAAATTAAATAGTTTCTTTTTCCTAGCTAAGCTTAGAGCAGTTTGTAATATACTCTTCGCAGCAGTGTAGTTTGCGAAATGGACATAGGATTCCGCTATGAATAATCTAACCCGAATCGCCCTCTTCAAATTATACGGATCTGTTTTTTCAAAAAGTTCGAGAATGATTGGATGAAATTCACTGATAATTTTCCCTATCTGTAAGAAATCCCCATTCTTTAAAAGCGCCTGAAAAATATGCTCCAAATGGTTTATTGCCTCCATAGGAAACCTATGAATCAATTCTATGAGTTCATTCAACTTACCATGGTCACCAGCTTCAAGTAAAACAACACAAGTGTTCAGTTCATCCCATACCTTAAAGGTAGCTCCTAGCTCTCCACATAGCCTATGGGTATCTAACGCCTTATCAAACTCTTGCTTATTTCGATAGGCAAAACCCAAGTAGGACAAGCACTTTGCGTAAAGGTTAATGTTTCTTGTACTAGCTCGCTCCATCAACGTCCTTGCTTCTTCGCCATATTTCTTCAAGTGATCCCACTTATCTAACACGTAAAACACGGTCATGATGTTGGTGTACGCCTCGAACATGACATCTTCCGGTAATGTCCGTATATGTTCACTCAGCTTGGTAGCTGCTTCAAAGGCGTAGTCCATGTCCCAATCCCGTACGATCATGAATCTACGATAGTAACTGAGTGCAAGGTGCTCTGCAAGACGATCTCGTTCGTTATCGATTACGAGTGTATAAAAGTATTCCGCCTCTTCACATAGTCCCTTCTCGTCCAAATACAACCCCGTCTCATAAAGACTCCTAAGTTGCTTCCCTTCTTCAAGAAGCATATTAACCAACTTGTCAGAGTACATACGAAAACCTTCCGTTCTCGTATAGCATAGAAAGTCTCTAACGCGTTCTGACTTGTCTTTTGGGGCATACCAGCAGTCAAGTAGGTAGTCCCCAAAAAAATAGTCTGTATCCAATCCCAGGTACTCTGTTGTCGAGATAAGTTCCTTTAGCGGAAATGGCCTTGTCCCATTAATCCACCTATCAAAAACAGTTGGCTGAAACCCAAGGTCAGCCGCGATCTTTCTCCTCGCGAAACCGCCTTTTTCCAGAACAACCCTCACACTCTCGGACACTCTCCGTTCTACTTGTGCCAAAGTTTTACCTCCGCTAACTTCTGGTTATAAATTTTAACATTATACACCAGTATACACTTTACCGATAAAAAAACTTTTGCAATTGTTCGACTTTAATCGACATATATCCGTTGTCCATACGGTTTGTTCTCTGTATTTGTCTATTCGCTCTACCCTATATACACCCCAAACAATTGATCTGTTTCCGAAACGGAAAAAATGGGATATACTAGACGTAACGAATATACACTAAAAAAGACCGCTGATGCTGGAACATCAACGGTCCTGCACAATAGATGCCCTCTAGGGCGTCAACTCATTTTCTCGGAAGTAGACCTCCTGGCTGCCAAGCTCAAGGGAGGTCTACTTTTTCTTTAGGTAGGTCAACAAGGCAAGAATAAACATTCCGAAAAGGAACATCAATTGCAGCGCTTGAAATACCTCCACAGGCATCACCCCCTCCCTATTTGGGAATGGAGTGAGCCGACCACCCTTGAGGAGCCGATTCTATTGTACAGAAGGAGTATATCATTAGTGCCCAACATACAATACGTTTTTTTCTAATCATGGCGTATACTGGTAACGAGATTATTTAATGATAATACCTTTTTATCCGGAGGTATCTTGCAATGGTGACACACTTGAAGAATCTTGATATAGCCATATACCTCCGTAAATCAAGAAAAGATATAGAAACTGAGCGTGAAGCTGCATCGCGCGGCGAAGAGTATGATATCTCACCAAACATAGAAAAGAACTCCTCGCCTTTGCTAGAAAAAACGAACATAACATCGTGGACATCTTTGAAGAAGTGGTGTCAGGCGAGTATATTGCTGAGAGACCGGAAATGCAGGCCCTGCTCCAAAAAGTAAAGGACTTGAACTATGACGGTATTTTAGTCATGGACCTGGATCGATTTGGACGCGGCGATAAGATGGATCAGGGTCGCATTGAGCGAACCTTTAAAGAAAGTCAAACCCTCATTCTGACCCCACAAGAAACCTTGGACTTGAACGAGGAATCAGGCGAGTTTACAGTTGAAGTCAAAACTTTTTTGGCTCGCATGGAGTACAAGCAGATAAGGAGACATTTTTTTGTTATTTAGTATTTCAGGTCGTCGTCTCCTATATATATTTCTAAAATACCTTTCTTGGAGAGTTGAAGATGAGAGTAGCTATTTACGGTCGTGTTTCAACAGAAGAACAGGCTCAAGAAGGCTTTTCGATTGCAGCTCAGAAAGAAAAGCTAACTGCATTTGTACATTCCCAGGACTGGGATATTTATGATTACTATATAGACGAGGGGATTAGTGCAAAAAATACCGATCGCCCTCAATTGCAACGACTTTTAAAGGATATCCGAGATCGAAACGTTGATGTTGTTCTTGTCTACAAATTGGATAGGTTAACACGATCTGTTTTAGACCTTTACCAGCTACTACAAGAATTTGATCGTTATGATGTCAAATTCAAAAGCGCAACAGAAGTTTACGATACAACGACTGCTATTGGCAGGTTGTTTATCACTCTCGTAGCTGCCCTAGCTCAATGGGAACGTGAAAACCTTGCAGAACGTGTGAAATTCGGGCAAGAACAGATGGTAAACGAATTAAAGCGCCCAGGTGGAAGGCCCCCGTTTGGGTATGACCTGAAGAATGGGACCCTTAAAATAAATGAGGAAGAAGCCGTAATTGTTCGAGATATTTTTTCTCGTTATCTTCAAGGCGAAGGCTTAGACTGGATTGCAATGGAACTTAATCGTCGTGGAAGTATAACGAAGCAGGGAAAGAAATGGGACAAAATGACAGTGAAAATCCTCTTAGAGAACCAAACATATTATGGTGCTTTACGTTGGAATTACCGAAAAGGTGGGAGAAAAATTAATTCTCCCGACGAATGGATTATCATTGAGGATGTTTATGAACCCATTATCGAGAAGGAAACCTTTCTCCGTGCACAACAAGTCAAGAACAGCAGGAGTCTTAAGCATCCTCGCCAGCTCGCATCTGATTTCATTTTTTCAGGAGTTCTTACCTGCGGTCGATGCGGTGCAATTATGTACGGAAAGGCAAGTCGTTCCATGGCAACTGGACGTTATTACAGCCAGCGACATTACGTTTGCAAGAATGTAAAACAAAAAAACTGTGATGCTCCATATATAAAAGAAACACGACTCGAAGACTTTTTCTTGATCGAGTTAGTAAAGTATTCGAATGCCAGTAGTTCAATGAAAGCCGTAAGAAAACAAAAAATGCCTACTCAAAAAAACGTCGCAACTATTCAAAAAGAGCTTTCTAAACTCGTAGAAAAACGAAAGCGCTGGCAAACAATGTTTGCTGAGGGATTAATTGAAATTGAGGACTTACGCCAAAGATTAGCTGAAGATCGGGAAAAGGAAGTGGAACTGAGAAAATTGCTGGAGGAAACTGAAGAGGAAGTGACGTTGACAGATAGTCAGATACGTTCACTCGTGGAAAACATTCAAATGGTTTGGGATGTAGCGGAAATCAGTGAAAAGAAACAGCTCGTATCAATTCTTGTCAAAAACATTTCTGCTGATACTGATAACCAGACAGCGATGAAGTTAGGCAAGAACCGAGAGCTAATTATAAAGAGCCTCACATTTAATTGA